AGACAAATCATTGTTGTTGCGTCGTAAAATAAATTGTGTTAATAAAATCACATAGGCATCCAACAGGAGTTAATTATGGCTAAAAAACAGACTGGTATCGACACATGGCGCTGGCGCATTGCCAAGGCTGGCCACACTGCGCGCTCGTTTGCGCGGTACTGCGAGGTCAACAATGCGCTGATTAGCCAGTACGTCAACGGCAAGATCGTGCCGACGCCGGAGCGTATTGAGCATATTGAGGCGTCGCTTAGAGAGTTGGGGGTGTAGTGATGAGACACGATATAGTTTGTGCACAAACAAGCTACACTGGAAATGCAGCACCAATTTACGTTGATTGGGATGTAATCCCGGAAGATGTTGACGAGTTCTTTATTCCATTCTGCGAATTTTACGCGGCTGGCGTAAGCGTAATGCCGTTTGACGAAATTTCAATACACATAAAATCACCGTCTCAATTTATTGATGTTTTCTTAAAGAAAGATCATCATGAACGGATCGCATTCGTCATATTTGGAGGAACACAGAAAGATTCTGTAGTCGGTCCGATAGCAACAGGATACATATCAAAACCAATAAAAGTTGGAGAAAGAGTAATTTATAGCTTTTTTTCTGGTAGTGAAGAAGAAAAGGCTGCAACACCAAGTATAATGAATGTTATCCTTGCTTCGCTTCAGATATTTTCTTGTAATGAGGTTGAGCGTGAGAAAGTTTCTATATCCGAAACGCTGAATAAGGCTCGGGCCAAGTCCGGAAAGCCAGCACTAAGAGATTATATCCTCATCAAGCTGTCAGAAGAATCCAAGGCAAAGCTGGCGCAGACTGAAAACGGTGTGGTCACATTCCGCAAGCCTCACTGGAGGAGAGGTCACTTGCGACATATTGGAGACGGAAGAATTGTTCCTGTGTGCGCATGTATTGTTAATTTCAATGGAATGATTCCAGATAAGAAAACATACATTGTTAAGGCATGATATAAACAAAACCCGTCCACTTTTACATGGACGGGTTATTTGGTGGGGTTAAGCAATGTTCGGAGAAGAAAACAAAATACAGTTTGCTTGCGCAAAATGGCTGCGCGAAAACGGCTATCTGTTTTTTCATACTCCTAACGAAGGAAAACGCACCGCGCAGCAAGCATCTAAGCTAATCTCGCTTGGTCTTCAGCCCGGAGTGCATGATTTATGCATCCTACTCGACGGAGGCGTTACCGTCTGGATTGAACTCAAAACAATCAAAGGAATTGTTAGTCAGCATCAAAAAAACTGGCACGAAAAGATAATTAAAAAAGGCCATCATAGTCATCTTCTTCGGGCTGAATCTCCTGAGCAAGCCGTTTCAATTCTAGCCTCGATTTTAGAGGCCCATAGCGCACGATCTCAGTAAATTTTCCGTTTGGCTTTGTGTCTATCCACTCAGGGACAAGACCGCTGCTGTTGTAGTGCTGAGCCGCTAGTGGAGTTGCAAAAGCAATACCGTCCATGCCTGTAAAGGCTTTCCACCATGAAACTGCTTTCTTCTGCGGGTAGCTGCCCGGAGCATGATTGATGCAAACCCACTCGCTCGCAGACAGAACAAATCCGGTATAGTAATCGACCCGCAGCGTGTCTGGTTTTCCATCTTTGCCTTTATGTTCACGCGCTCTCGCGTCTGTGATTTTATGACGTGTGATGATAACCTGATTTGACAACACAGCCACGTTAGCTGCTTTAGCGTCTACTTGTTTGGCTTCTTCTTTTGGAAAGATATATCCGCAGTCCGTGCATTGCATCACAGATATATGCATAATCGTGCTGCACATCGGACAGAGTTTCATCGGTGGAATTCCGTCTCCTTCTTTTTTGTCTTTGCCTTTGATCTTGTCAATCGGGCCGTGGCGTTGAAGATTGCCGCTATAGTCAAGATAAAGGCAGTTCGGCTTCGGCCCTGCTTTGATTGCTGCCTTGCGCTGTAATGCTGTTTCAAGCGGCATATTCGCGGCATATATAGGCCTTGTTCCACGGCCCAGCATCTGCACCAATAGCCCGCCGCTTTCCGTTGGCCTAAGACCGGCAATCAGATCAATGCACGGGATATTCGTCCCGGTAGTCATAACTGCGACACTGCACACGGCGCGCAGTTCATGCCGTTTAAGCTTTGCATAAATTTCTTCACGCTCTTTTTGTGGCGTTTCTCCAGTCACAACCGCGCAGGTAAAACCGCAGCGTATGATTTCCGCAGCGACGTGGTGGCAATGGTCAACGCCGGAACAGAAGATCATCCATGTCTTGCGGTTCGCTCCGTATTCGATCAGCTCTTTCACGGCTCCGGTAGTGATAGCGTCTGTATCAATCGCCGCCTGAAGTTCGCTGTCGATAAATTCACCGCCGCGCTTATGCACGTTGCTCAGGTCAATCTTTGTCGCCATTGATTTGGGTATAAGCTCAGACAGGTATCCTTCTGTCACACCTTCAAGCAAACCATACTCATAGATGACTTCATCAAACAGTGCATCTTCGCCGCTGGTTAGCATTCCGCTATCAAGACGGAAGTCTGTTGCGGTCAATCCAATCACTCGCGCCCGTGGGTTCATGTCTTTTAGCGCGGCAATAAACTTGCCCCACATCGTTGTTGAATTTCTCGGAATTGAATGCGCTTCGTCGACTATCAACAAATCAATCTTGCCCAGGTCATGCGGATTTCTGAAAACGCTCTGGATTCCAGCAAACAAGATAGGCGCAAGCTTCTGCTTTTTTTTCAGCCCCGCCGAGCATATCCCTGCTGGTGACATAGGCTCAAGCGCCATATATTCCTGATAGTTCTGTAGAACCAAGTCGCTGTTATGAGTACATATGCACACGCGCGCGCCAAACTCTTTGTAGACGTATTGCACCAGTCCGGCGATGACCAAACTCTTTCCAGTCCCTGTCGCCATAACGATAAGGCCGTTTCCATCGTCGTTGTGCAGATAATCAAACGCCGCTTCTAATGCTTTTTGTTGATAATCTCGCAGTTTCATTTGTGGCAAATCTCCGAATACTGACAGGCCCTACATTGCCAGTGATCTGGACGCTGGCTGAGTTTTTCGGGTGGTTCTTTGCTCTGTGCTATGCGTCTGGCCTTTTCGATAAGACCGCGCGCATACGCCGGATCAGCACATGTCCGAACGGCTTGCATGTCGCGTCCGCCCGGTGTAGCGACAACTAGATAATGCCGTGTCATATCCATGCAGTGCATGTAAACCGCTGCCTGAGAGTAATAGCGCGGCTCCCAATGCTTCAGTGCTTGTTTCTCGCCATGCACCTGCACGGCTTTCTTGAGCTTGTTAAATCCGGTTTCGTCAACGGCTTTGACTTCCAGCACATGAGGCGTATTCGGGCTTTCACAAATCCCTGTGATAATTCCGTCAAGATGACCTTTCAAAAAGCCTAAATCAAACTCTGCTTGTTGTCCTGTGATTTTTATCTGCGGTAGTAACCGCAGACGGTCGATGATCAACTGCTCAGTGCGGTGGCCGTCCTCGAATTTCAATAGCGTTTCAATAGGCCACGGCTTGCCTTTTATGCCGTTGCCCATATACCAGATTTGCCTTGAGCAATCATTTCCAATACAGCTTCCGCCGATATATGTTCGTGGCTGTTCAGCCTCTGCACGTTTAAGGATAGCCCGGCGCACTTCTGCGAGCGTGTTTATGCCTTCAAGATATGCCATGCGCCGGGTGTTCCTTATTTAGTTGGTTGTTACTTAGCAAACGGGTTCTTTTTTGCCGCTGGTGCTGCTGTTGCAGCACTGGCAGACTGTGATACAGCACCAACAGGCTTATATGACGTGATGTTGTTTTGCATCCGTGCTGGCTGCTGAGTGCCAAACTTGTCAGTGTATGGATTCCCCATCTTCTGACTTATAACAATGTTCATCCGCTTGTTGTGCAACACGTCGCTGTCGCTGAAGTTTACAACTCCAACAGCTTCAGCGATTTTCTTTAGCGTCTGCTGACCGATTTTCTGGGCTGTTTCATTCGCGTTCATGAAGTTGATCTGGTCAAAGTATTTGCGATTTGTATCGCCAATCTTGTATTCCAGCTTCAGGATGCGGCCATTTCCAGCCTTGGTGTCTTTGACCTCGCTTCCAATGATTGTCACAGTGTATTCTCCAGCCTCCAAAAGCTCGAATTCGCTCTCTTCGACTTCTGACGCCACAAAGTTCATACCGAGATTTGCCATAGTTTAGTCAATCCTTGCTCTGGTTAAAAAACGGAATCTTCTCTGCGATTGTGCCCCAATATGCTCCGTCGGCATCAAAGGGGATTTCAGCCGGAAGGCTAAAACGGTTCTTGGCCTGAAACGCTGGGCGCTCTTCGCTGTAGAGATAACGCTCTCCTGTGCCAATAGCCCGCACACGCTCACTGCCGAGCTTGTCTTTGCTTTTCAGCACTCCGGTGTGCATTGCTGCGAACAACACGATGTCTGCTTTCTCCTGCAGTAAGGCCGACGCCCGCTGGTGCAGCTTCATCTCGTAGCGGTCATACGGATCAGTCTGCGGATTTTCAAACCGCTTGACTTGAGCATGGGCGGTCTGAATAACCATCATGCCCTTATCACTGCGGAGCAAGTCAAGCGCATCAAGATATTCACGCCAGATGTCAAGCGCCATGACATAGCCCTTGCCGTAGCCGTAGGACTCAATGCCTTGCGCAACGCGGTCTTTTCCAGCCGTTGGGTTTTCCTCGACAACCTTAGCCCAAACAAGAGGCTCCAAATGGTCAAGGCTGTCAATCACGACCGTCTGGAAGTCATGCTGCTGGGTGTATAGTTCTCCAAGCTGGCTGATTACCTCGCTGAAGCTGTCCGGCTTTTTAAATCGCGGCGCATCAATGCCGGACAGGCCGTCTTCAACTTGAATAAACACCGGAGAAGGCGCAAGGCTGCCGAAGGTGCTTTTTCCAAGGCCGTGGTTGCCGTAAATCACAATGCGCGGTGGCAGGTGTTTGACTTGTTCGAGTTCCATTACTCGTCTCCTTCTTCTTTGAGTTTGATTGTGACCTTATTAGCCTCAACCGTGCGGGCTGGTTCAAATTCATCGCGAATGTTTGATGGCT